GTCCGGTTCCACCGGTTGCGGCATATGCACCTGAATTAAGGCTAGTTAGAACACCGGGTGTTGCTGTTGGGTAATCGGGCATTTATAATTCCTCCTACTTCTCTAGCCCCACAGGACTTGTTGCATGGTTGCAGCACCGCTGTGAGCACCACTAGTATCGATATAAGTTCCGACAGCTACGCTTGATGCGCTTGCTACGCCGAGGTTACCGTCAGCTAATGTAGCTACACCATCTCCTCGTCCTACGGTTCCTGAAACAAACATGTTCAAGACTATACCTTTACCTGTGATTACACTTACAGTGTTTCCAGATGTTGCATCGACCATTGCGACTCCAATAGGCATAACATTATCTGCTGATGCTATTGTGTCTACTTGAGCGTCTGCTCCCATCTGTAGTGCGTACCCTGCTGTGATGGTACTACCAGCTGTGAAAGGAATAATCCTTGCTGGAGCTCCACCATCGTTTACTAAAACTTCTGTTGCCATGTTTAGTCACCTCTGGGTTTATAGACTTCAGGGTTCAATCTAAATCGTCCTGAATTGTCCATTTTTATACCAAACTTTCTTTCTGTTTGCTCAGGTTTTACTTCTCCTTCTGGAGCTTTACCTTTGCCGAAAGAACGCTCGGTTTCTGTTTCTGGCACTGGCATTGCTGCCAATGCTTCGCTGAATCCAGTCAGCTTCATCTCGTCCCATGCTGATAATTCTTCTAAACGTGAAGACTTCTTCTCCTCATCAACAGTTCCAAGAAGTAATTCTTTAGAGATAACAGCCTCGATAGTCTTGGCTTTTCTCTCCTCAGCTTCAGCGGCTTTGCGAGCTTCTTCTGCTTCTTTAAAAGTCTCAATAGATTTGAGAGCTTCATCATAAGCTGATTGAATCTCTTTGTTAGCTGCTTGTGCTTCTTCTAACTGTGTCCTGAGTGAAGCGAATTCGCGCTCGACGATATTCTCAGCGTCGGACTTTACTTCCTTAACTTCTTCGGTCATATTATCTACCTCTGTAGTTGTCCCATCTGCTTCACAACATTCTTTACCGTCGTTACATGAGTCACAGCAATCTTTATGCTCTTCATCTTCAGACTCTGAATGTGTACATTCCTTTCCATCTTCTATTGTACATTCCTTACAGACGGGGTCCATTTTTTCATTGTCTATGAAACTAATTTCAGTAGGAGTTACATTAGTAGCAAAAGTGCTACCCATCACATCAATATCGTTTGAAAGCCAATCAATACTAACATGTGTCATGTCTCCCTCCTTGACCTTATCCATCACTTCCTGTCCACGGCCATATTTATTAGATACTGTTGCTAGCATCTGGACCGCTGTTTTTCCATTATCCATCTTGATTAGAGAAGGGCTCGTTGCCATGCCGATTAAATCCTCCTCAGTTCTTTGATGGTCGACATAAATTGGGAGTTCATTAAAACTCTCAATATGTTCTTTTAAAATATTGTCTTCAATATAAACTTTTTGTTCTCCTTCCTCATCAGTATACTCATGAGGTCCGGATGTAATAGCGATGACTGGGAATGTAACAGAGTCAACACCCTCATCGCTTGTATAAGTTAAATCTTCTGCTTCCCCTACGGAGAGAGCAAAAGAACGACGCACTGGTTCTAAAGATTTTCCATCTGTTCCAAATTCCCGCTCAACACCATTATCAGCTGCCCAAAGATTACACATACCATGTGCCATCTCGTTGTGATTATCAAAACCACGCTTCTTTAGTGTTTTACCTACAGTGTCTACACATTGTTCTATTTTATTCATGCTCTGTCTCCTGTAACATTGGCGGAAGGCTTATTGCCTCTGTTCTGTGCTCTGGCGGTTTCTTCTTTCTTGTCTTCATTCTTTCCACCAGAGATGTTTGCATTCTTATCACTTTGTTCTTTCTTGATAGGAGATGCCTTGATATCTTCAGAAGTTTCCATATCTAATTCTACAACTCCTTCAGGGTCAAGACCACGCTCCTCTCTAACTTCGCCGGGTGATAATACACCTTCAGATAGATAAATCATATCTGTCTTAGCTTTAGTGAATGCGTCATCAACATTAATTTGCCTGAACTTAAACTTAGCCTCACCACTTTCTAATTGTGGCATTAATTGTGCGTTAAGTGCTCCTTCTACCATAGTTTGTAAATATCTTACATATGGTTCAAAAATAGGTCGAGCTTGCTCAGGTTGTTCCCACATAGTCATAGGTACTTTCAGTGCCATGTGGATTTTCTTTAATATGTCGTCTGTATACTTACCGTATTCAAACGCTCTTTGTGTTCCTTGTAATTCTTTGATTACTATGTCGTTACCATGTATAATGTCTTCACCGGGTTCTAATGCATTGAATGCGTCAACAATCTCATTAATCTTATCCGGTCCATAAGGCATATCTGGTAAACCACAAGATATATCAAAGCGAGAAGATGCATACTTATTAAGTGCTGCTCCTATATCTCTCTCTGCGTAATCTTTTAAATCTATTAAATACATAATAGGGTGGATATCTGATAATCCATAACCATAGTCTTCGAATTCGTTATTCTTAAGTTCTATGATTTCATCAGGCTCGAAACGAATATTTTCTTTATCGTCTCCTACGTCCTGATAATAATACATTATCTGACCGTGCTCATTGCGTTGAACATACATGTTCTGACTTGAGCGTAAAATTAAATTGTCTCCAGTCCATTCTAAATATCCAGTTCCAAATATACGTGCATTCCGTAACCACCCATAAAGTACGTTTTCCATGTTTATGTCTCTGAACAGTTCTTCTACATCGTCACGTAACTCATCTTTCTCAGTTACAATATCGAAACAGTCTTTAACTGCATAAAGACATGGAAGGTCAATTAGTGTTCTGACTATAGGGTCAGCTAAATAGACATTAAGATACATTCTATTACTACCTATATGTTCTTCATATTTTCCTGATGTTGAAAAACCATAGTTAGAGTTAGACAGTTTAAGTCTTTTTATAACACCTGCTCCATAACTTCGTGGGTCATCCTTTTTGAAGGCTGGTTCGCTTCCTACGGATGCAAAACGTCGCCTTACATTATCAATAAACGACATGGCTATTTATATTAAATCGAAAATAGTATATAAAGCTTTCCTCCGATTTATATCAAAATTTACCATATCGGCCTTTATTTAGTCGAACTCGGCGTTGTCGAGTGGTAAAAAGACCCTTATTAGAAACCTTCCCTGAAAAGTCTCTTTGGACCTTTCGAGGGCTTCCTTGTTTTAAATCTGCGTTACCAAAACTACCTGCTCCCGGTAACATACTTAAAGTGGCATGTAGACCCATTGCAGAACTATCACAATAGTCATCATGCTTTGTATCTGGAGCAGCTATCTTTTCTGTCTTATTAGCTGCATCCATTGTATATTGTAAGTCGAAATGTTCTCTTATCCATTTATTAATTACCTTAGCTTGATGTGGTAATAGATTATCAGGACTAGGCACTATTACGCGCCCCTGTTGGATAAAAGATTGATAATCTCTATACATCTGTGTTTTAGTACCTCTAGGTCCTCCTGTAAAAACAAAGCCTATAAAATGTATTTGTGGAGCTGAATTGATACATGCTAGTCTGAGGTCTTGTTCGATAGCGCCACCAATTCCCGTACAATCCACAATAAGCTTATCAGCACCAAGAGCATTAGAAACATCCATAATACGCTGACGTTGAAATGGAATGTCGTGCCCACCAGTTCTAGGATTGATTTCTTCAATGTATATAAGGCGTGCAATATCATCTCCCACAATATCCCCCATAGACTTCTCCCTTCTCCATCCTGTAATAACAGTAGAGTTAACAGATTTCCCAACATCAACACCGACAGTAATGTTAGGACCGTAATCTCGTCCCGACTCAAGGGACTCTGGGGTTGTGACTTCATACTCATGTAGACATGCTTTTATTTTTTCTGGATTGAATACATTCGATACAGACTCTACAAACTCACATTCGTATTCTGTCCTCCAGTAGATAGAATCTTCCCCCCATTCGGTCATCTTATCTAACATTTCTACTTCTGTATAAGGAGCTGAATAAGCATCTCCGGGCTTCACTGCGTCACGCCACGTATAATGTAGTCTAGTAAAGGAACCAGCATATCCATCATCGTAAAGATAACGCCACATATGGTTATCTTTTGATTTTGGAGTTCCTAAATT